TCAAAAAACTCCAGCGCCATTTCGGGCTTTCTTTTCGCTGCGCTATATAATGTTGTTATATCTAAAGCCATAAGAGCCGCCGATTTTTGGTATTCACTAACTTCGCTCATCACTTAACCCCTCTAAACATGCAAGCTTGTGCATAGTTTCTAGCAGCTCATCCCGCCGGGCTGTGACGGCGGTTAGCTGCTTGCTCAAAATCTTTATTTCATTGTTCTCGCCAAATAATTCAATTCCAGCGGCGGAAAATAAAGCCCCATTTTCTAAATCTTCATTTGATAAGCCTTTGCACACATTAACGCAGGCGACTATGCGGCGAGCGTTTGCATTTGCTTTATTGCCATACGCCAATAGGATAGGAATAATACTGCCATATTCCTGCGTATTTTCGGCGCACAAAACGCCTACCTCGTCGGCGCAATTTTCATTTATTAGCCAAGGCTCTGGCGTGTGATTAGACATAGTTATTCCTCGTCCACGACTGGTTTTAAAATCCCGCTATAGGGGACTACGTTTTCAAGCGATTTTATCTGCCGCCCACTCTCAACAAATTCACGGTACATTTTTAGATGCTGAATGCAGTAGTGCAGGTCTGGTGCAATTTCGTTTGCGTGCGCTTCGCACATTGGGCGATCACATGTTTTGCCATCGCCTACCGGGTAGTCGCATAGAAACCCTGAAACATCGCCGCAGTCTGCGCAGTGATCACCAAGGTTGCCGCACATAAACATTTGGCCGCCATCTTTCATTGGCACTAAGTAGCAGGGCATTTCTATTCCTCGTCCACAATTGGATATTCGTCGTGTAATTTCCCGTCTAGGGTCCGACCGGCTAATTTTTTCCCGACGCGGTAAACCCGTTCGCCGCCTTCGCAAATATGTAGGGCGGAATTGTTTTGCCAAGTCATTGAAAGCGGAGAGCCATCAACAGTAATTTCGCTCTCGGGCGCCCACTCCCCCCACTGCTTGAATAGAAATGGGACGCCAGCGGCTTGGCACTGGTCCCGGATTGTTCTGGCCCATTCCGGGTGCATTGGACGCGCACCCTTGCCGGACTCACCGCCAGCCACAACCCAGTTAATCGCTTCAAGCATGTTTTTGTGGATTGAGGAGTCGGTAAATTCAATCCACATCCCCCCAAAGCTCAGTGGTGCTAGGAGTGGCTCAATACTCAGCCAGCGCAAGCGAGCTGGAGTGTCTAGCAGCTTCGGAATATCCCTATAGGCCTCTTCCTGGTTGACCACTGAAATTCCAAGCCATACGTTTTTATACCCTGCGCCCCAGTCGTCCGGCAGCATATTGGCCGCGTTACCTATGCGCTTAGTCAGCAGCAGCCAATCAAGGCTTGGCGTGTCTTTTATTAATTTCCAAAGGCGATCACGGGCACCTTCCGGCGCATTTTTATCAAATACATCGGCCATGCTTGCTGTGAATACCCGATAGCGAGTGCCTTCCTTGGCGGCCTTCCTGTTCCACTTTAGCGGCTCGTTCCAGTGCTTATCACCGAAGGTGCGACGATCCGCATTTGGCCCCCAGATTCCTGTTGAGAAGCGGTTTGCCAGGTTTTCGGCATAGCAATTATCGCAACCAGGGGAAACCTTGGCGCATCCCCACCATGGGTTAAATGTATGGTGCGTCCATTCAATTGAGCTGTTCTCTGCCATGGTTATTCCTCATCTACTATGGATTTAAGTGTTTTAGATAAATCGGTTTGCCAGTTCACGTCGCGAAGATCCACGGCGGATAAATCCAATCCTGCCGCAACCTTCATGGGCTCGCGCTTTTCGTGGCCAGCGGTATAGCGGGCCTTCATCGCCTCGGTGGCGTGGCCGGCAAGGGCCATGATGTATTCATCCGAGTAGCCTGCCTTGGTGTACAACCAAATTCCCAGCGCCCGGATGCTGTGAAAGCCTGGGCGCTCCAGTTTTGGCAGGTTGTTATAAACTCCAACCTGGTCGCGCACCTCGCTATAAGCCCTGGTCAAATACTCCGGCAGCACGGCAAATGGGTGCGGCTTAGCCTTGCGGGATTCCGCAGTTATCCGGGCTGGCCGGTGGTGGACAAGGTAAGGGCAGGGCACGTCGCTTGTTATTGCTGACTTCACCGCTTTGAGCAGGGCATCGCCCATAGTGATTTCGATAAATACCGGCTTGTCGTAATTCTCCGATTTGGCTTGCATGATTTTGATCGTGCGGGCATCGAGATTTATTTGGTCTTTGATATGTATCGCCACCAAATCTGACCGGCGCTGCAATGTGTACAGGGCCGCATCGCAGGCATTCTTAAGCCATTGGGGGCAGGCGTCGTAAATCGCTTTATAGCCTTCCCAGGTGTGGCGGGCGCGCTTGCGCTTTTCCTGCCGGCGCTTTTCTATTTCAAGCATTGGCCGTTGGGTGGCATAGCCATTGGAGGCGGCGAACCTAAAAAGCTGCTCAAGCAAAACCCGGTGCTGCCGTGCTGACTCAGAGCCAAACTTGCGGAGGAATTGGGCGACGGCGAAAGTATCTAATTCGGATATCCGCGCATGGGGCCAGTGCTCGCGGTACTGGTTGATTTTGATTTTGCGCTGGGCGAGGGACGCCTTGCTGTATTTTTGCTCGGGCAGCCACTCGGCCTCGAATAGGGCCAGCACTTCAACCAAATGCGGGTCCTTCGACTTGGGCGCCTCAACTGCTCGAGCTAGAATTTTTTCAACAACTCTGCCGCTTGGGCGCAGCTCATTATTCAGCGCAATTGCAACCTGTATGCTGCCCTTGCGGTCATCATGTATTAGCGGCTCTTTGGAGCCGTCCGGCATGATGTAATAGTAATAGTCCTTGCCCCCGCGCCGGTGGTGCTTGATGTTTGTGCCGGTTAGGTCGCTATTGCGGGGGTCGCGTTTTTTGGGGGCCACTATCGTGCGCTCACTCTACTTAAAATGCTCGCCACCTTAGCGGATACAACCTGGCTAGGCATAACCGTCGCCACCAACTTAGGCTTTGGGACATTAACCGCTGGCGTCATGTCGGCATTAACCCACACGCACCAGTTGTTGCCGTCTTTTTCGCCTGGTAGGCGACCGGCCTTAATGTCGTTAATGACACTCTTGGGCGTGCGATCGACATACCAGCGCTTTGCGTAGGCGCCTACGCTGATTAGCTTTGGCCATTCGGTTTTGGGTGATTGCATTGGGCTCATGAATCCACCTTGCTAGTAAATAAAACTGTTTTTTCGTTGTGCTCAACCTCTACAAGCTCAAAATAACAGTCTGGGTTTTCCGCTACTAAGGATTTGTAGGTCATGGTTGCCACTCGCTCGCTTTCGCTTATGTAAACTTGCTCAAGCCAGGATCTATTTACTAATTTAACCTGCTGGCGAACTTCAAAATATCGTCTCATGCCTCACCATCCGCCCGATAAGCCGCAGCAAACAGCGCGGCGTAGAATGTTATGAAAATTGCTGTGATCACTATCCTGTCTCCTAGCTACAAATGCGGCGCGCAATCCTGCCCTATTCGGTACGCATTAATAATGCACTGGCGTCTATCAATTTCTTTGGTCAAGACAGCTATTTCATGATTGAAAAACTCGCCGCTATCTTTTAGTCCGGCCTTTAGCTTTTCGATTTCGGCCTTGCCAGCCTCTATTTTATTCATAAGTGCTTGCATGTAATTGTTATTGCGCAGGTGCCCAACAAGCCAGCCAAGGAAAAAGCCGATTAAAAAAACCACCGATGCGCAAATAAGGGCGATCTTGCCGATGTTGTCTTCAATAAAGATTGTGTCCATAAATCCTCCAACTGAGGCTAACCCGGCCACGCCTGCGGTAGTTTCTGTTTTAAGTCGCAGCACACCGCTAACCGACTGTTCAAGCACAAATTAATATGGGATATCGTCGTCTGGTATTCCGGGGTATTGCGTCGTTGTTGCTGGCGCACCTTTCTGTGTTCTATTGTTTGTTTCTCGCTTGTCTTTATAAACCCGCGCGCGCTTAGCTATTTCTTCAGCTGGTAGGTTTCCCAGAATCTCGCGAAGGGTTTTATTTTGCGATACCGAAAACGGCACAGCTATTTCAAACTTGAAGCCTTCGCTTTGATCATTCCGCGTATAAATTACCTTTTGCAAAAATAGGCCAATTGCTTTACCGGTAAGCTCAGGGCAAAAGTATTGAGTGCCAGCATTACGCGACGTAAGAGCGGTAATCTTTAGGAGGCCCATCATCGCGTTGATTATTGATGTGCCGTAGGTGTTTTCTGTGCCGTCGCTCTTTTTGTAGTACACCTTTACGTGACCACATTTAAGGCCTTCGCTAGTCTCAAGCGAAAACTCAAGAGCGGCCGCACCCGTGGCCGTAGAAATATACTCAGCCTGTTTAATCGTGCAGGCATAAGCGCCGCCAAATTCAACATAATCCATTGATCCAGCTTTTAATGCTGAGTCTTGGCTGTACGTAAAAATATTGTTCATTCTAATTCTCCAAAGAATAGTAAGATTTAATTGTCTTTGTAACTTCGTTTAGATCGTTCTCAATCACTTCGTTTTCAAACATGCCCATAGGGGTTTTAACTGTATCGTGACCATTGTTTGCGGTTGTAAATACGTGCTGACTATCCCGCTTCATTGACCGCATAACGATGGTGAATAGTCCCTCTAGTGTTATTTTCTCGTCCAGAAGCTTCCCTATTGTCTTGCATCTAGTAAATCCTGAGTCATCGGTAGAGGTGTGAGATAGGAAGTACACAATTTTGTCGTCCGGCAGCAGTTGGGCTGCTGTAATGAGCTCCCAGACTTGCTGTGCCATTTCGGTAAACTTTGTAAATCCAACCTCACGGCCACGGCGCATAAACTCATTACTCATTACGTATTGAAAGTCATCAATAACAATCACCGTCTTCCTTGTTTTTCGAATTATGTCGATAATCTTTGCGTGACTATCCGTAACTATCAGCGACTTTGTGCCGCTTTCCTTTTCATGCTTTGCAAATCCATCACGGAATGGAAGGGGCTTTTTAACAACCTGAATCAGCAAAAAATCGTTTGGGTTCATGTTGCGCATTGAGGCGCTTTTGCCTGAACCTGAATCACCTAAAATAAAAACCGGAATACCCATAAAACACCTTATCACCAAAAAACATTACTTAATTAGCAGTGCTCGCTCGCCGTCTACAAGCTCAGCGCCCTCAACCTCGCCAAGCTTAAGCGCCGCCAGAAGCTTCACTTTGTCTACCGCTTTAGTTTCAGGTATGACCCTGAAATATTCGCTAGGTATTTTCGACTCTTCTAAAACCTCCACTTTCTGAGTGGGTGCCTTTAGAGTTACTTTGAACGTCTGCAAATCAAGGCTCTTTAACTCCATCTGCTCCATGCATTGCTTAACGTACTGTTTCATTTTGTCGCATGATGCCTGGGCGCTATTCTTTATAGCGTTGATTCGATCGATTTCCTTTTTCGCCGCGTCCACTTCGGATTCCTTTATGCGCAAAAACATTAAGCAATTCTTTGCCTTGTCTTTGAACTCCATGCTCATAGCGTCGATGGTATCCTTTACATCATCGATTGATAGATCGCCAGACTCCACCATCGCCATCACTTCACTAAATTCGTTTGCAATTTCGTATAACTTACTCATGAGTAACTTCCCGACCGCTGCTGTTCATTTAAAATCTGTGACACTTCGTCGCGCCATATTTCAAGTTCGACTGCATTTAGCCATTTTGGCGCATCAATTATTCCTTCATCCCTCCATGCTGACCGACAAGAAAAGCGAACTTGGGATTCGTTCAGGTCGCGCTTGTCACGCCCGCAGTGCATTTGCGTAAAATCTATATCCGCGCTCATCTACAAATAACCTCAAAAAATCGCTCGCTAATCGGCGGCGCGATGTTGTTTAAAATGTACCAAGTCACATCAATTCCGTTTTGGTAATAACGTGAATTCGTTTGGCAGTGGAAATAAGGATCAAACATTACTTGCCACCACCACTTAAAATAATCGCTGTTAAAATAGAAAACAGCATCAAAAATGGCAGCGGATGAGACACAATGAAATCAACTAGGTCGTTCATTGCTTAACTCCCGCTAAAACAAGCACAGCTGCACGCGCTTCTTTATTATTCGGCCCAATAGAATTAAAAGGCTTTCCGTCGATTACCAGGCGGCAAACCTGGCTGCCATATTTGCTTTTTGTTAGTGACACACAACCCCCTTGCTCATTGCCGCCATTAAATTCACGTACTGAACCATGGCGTAATTGGCCATGCGCACAAACTCAATCGGGTCTTTAAATAGAAACACTAAAAATGCGCGCGGCTCAAAGCCTGCAATTAGTGTTGCCTCGCACTCAATTAGGCTGGCATTTGCAATTAATCCCTGTTCAACCGAAAAATCAGTTTCAAATATGTAGGCGTTTGCAGTTCTCATCAGCTCTTCGCGCAACACAGCCGTGTAACGCTCTGGGTCATCTTGAAATAAAACAACCAATTCGTTGCCATATTCCTTGGCGCCAGGCACACACATCAAGTGCAGGTCACTGTTATTTTCGAGAATAAATTTGCAAGCCTTGTCCATTTCTAAAATATTCATAAGACCTCCTAGTATTGGCTGAAATCAATTTCATCCGGATCGTCAGAAACGGTTGGAGGAAGCTCAAATGTTCCGACGCGGTGATAATGAGCGCGAGCAAGCGCCCATGCCTCGTGGTCGGCTTGGAACTGCTCTGGTTCGTTTGAATAAATCATTTGCCAGCATCCTAAAATTCGCCGTTGCCGTCGCCGTAGCCGTTGCCGTCGCCGTAGCCGTTGCCGTTGCCGTAGCCGTTGCCGTAGCCGTCGCCGTAGCCGTAGCCGTCGCCGTTGCCGTTGCCGTTGCCGTAGCCGTCGCCGTTGCCGTAGCCGTTGCCGTTGCCGTCGCCGTAGCCGTCGCCGTTGGCGTTGCCGTTGCCGTTGCCGTTGCCGTAGCCGTCGCCGTTGCCGTGGCCGTTGCCGTTGCCGTCGCCGTAGCCGTCGCCGTTGCCGTCGCCGTAGCCGTCGCCGTTGCCGTTGCCGCCGTTTAGTTTTGCCGCTTTTTTTATGTATTCCTTTTCCGATGCTGCAGCCATTTTTAAAAGCAATTTGACTGGCATGAATGCGGCGCAATTAGTCCTTTCTATAAAATCCCTGACGCCGTCGCGGCACGCGCCAATAGCAATCAAATCGCAGGCGGTTAAATGGGTTTTTACTTCTGTGTCCATACGCTTTTAGCCTCGTCAGTTACAGAAAAAACTCCTGTAATTCCGTGCAGAGCTGCAATATCTGCCTTGGCGCTAATTTTTGATTTTTCAGTGGGGCCCGTTTCGGCCAACTGCATTACGCCGCGATCAGTTCCCCAATAAATTGCCATGCGGCAGTTTTTTAAATTGGTGAATGTTTTTGCGGTTAAATCTGCAGATGAATCAATTTCCGCGTAAAAAACACCACGGTGTTCTGTTGTGACGATAAACGAATTTAAAACCGGTTCTTTTTTCTTGCTAGCCATTTGCGCTTCCTCTGGTTGTTGTTATCTGCGCCCGGCGTGTTGCTGGGCTGATGTGGTAACTATAACCAACGGTTATTCGCAATGCAACACCAATGGTTATATTTTTATTGAAATTTACAAAAAAAATTTGTAAGCCTCTTCAAGTAGACGATCTACATTTTTGCAGGCCTGCAGCTGTTGCGCCGTTAACGGCTTACGTTCACTCATTAACAAATTATCCTATCACCTACGGGCATAATCAAATAACCAATGGTATTGACTAGAGGATAACCAGTGGTTATAGTTAGCTCTCAATAGGAGTAAATATGAACCAGATACCTCTTAAAACATTTCTTGAATCCCCAGGCGCTAGCCAGCTAATGCTTGCCAAGGCGGTTGGCCTGGCCCAAAGCGCCATTAGCAAGATGATCAAGACCGAGAGAAATATTTTCGTTGTTATTCACGAAGGCGGAGTTATTGAGCTTCGAGAAGAAAAAACGGTAGCTAAATCAAAATAAACCCAACCCCGAAATAAGCCCTGAAGGAGTAACACCATGGCATACGCAGACCCAGACGATATTAGAAACGTCGAAAAGAAGTATTTAGTAAGCAAAAACCTGATCAAGCGGTATTTGCGAGTTCAGAAATTTATACCGGGCCAACTGGCCTCAATCATGACCGCGTACTTCATAAGGCTTGTTGAGCAAGCCGAAGAGCGCGCCATATTGCAGTCGAAGGAATTTTGCCGCCGCTCTCAGGATGTAATTAGAGCGCATTAGCCACCGTCAAGAAATTGCCGATTTTCAGCCCCTGCAAAGGGGTTTTTTTAGGGGGTTTTCCATGGCCATTAAAAAATACCTGGGGTTTGTTTGGTGCCTTCTCGCTGTGCTTATGAGCGAGATAGACGAAGCTCTGAAGGCGCGTGCTCGGTTTAAAGAAGTAGAGCAGGTTACCAACACTGGGTGGATTGATTAAGCAATGGCGTTGCTTGTTGCCCCGTTAGAAGCGCTAACCGATATGTTGCTAACTGACACAGAGCGACGCGTTCTGCTTGCTCTGTTTTCATTTAGAAGCAAGTCAACGAATTTGGTTTGGCCATCAACTGCGAGTATTGCTGAGCGCGCAAATATTAGCGACGTTCCGAGGGTGTCAAAAATTACCACAAGCCTTGCTGACAAAGGGTGGCTGACGAAAAAGAAAAAAGGTTTTACCGGGTGCAATGAGTACCGCCTAACCTTTCCAGAAAGACTAAATACCAATTTGGCAGAATTTACCAACTTGGAAGAATTGCCCAACTTGGAAGATAACACCAATACCAATTTGGCAGAATTTACCAACTCCAATTTGGCAAATTTTACCAAGTACAAAGAACAAACCATTGAACAAACCATTGAACAAACCATAACTATTGAAAATTCCGCCCCTGTAAAAAAATCAAAACCGGAGTACCCGGAGTGGTTTGAAAAAATTCTGGCCGAGTATCCACCCAGGGCCGGAAGCAACGACAAGCGCAAAGCCTTTGCCGCTGCCAATGCCCGCACCAAAGAGGGTTTTACTCCTGACGAAATGCTTGAGGCTGTTCAGCGATACCGACGCTTTGTCACCGCCAACGGCAGCCTGAATACCCAGTACGTTTTGCAGTGGTCTACGTTTTTTGGTCCTGGTGGGCACATTCAAAACCCGTGGATTGTTCCACCTCCCAGGGCTGCCCCAGCGCGCCACAATGCCGGAACACTTGGATTTACCCCTGAAGATTATCAACGCGGAATTAACCCAGACGGGAGCTTTTGAGAATGTCAGAAACGATCGAAACCGAAGTTCAGGATTACGTTCGAGAGCTTGTTCGTGCGGCCAGGCGCAGAGCTGGATTTGAATTTTTGGGACGAAAAGAATCCGAGTGCGAAAGCCACGGCAAATTCACTCACGATGAATTTATCGACAAAAACGGTCTGGTAGCTTCCGGTGTTTGCCCTGAGTGCCATGCCGAATTAGAAAAACAACGCGATCGTGAAGCGTCGATTCGGATGCAGGCGGAAAACCGATCCAGGCTAATCGCCAGCCGCTTTGAATCTGCTTGCATACCTCAGCGTTTCAAAGACCGCACCTTGGGGAATTACGAAACTCACTGCGACAAGCAAGCGGCAGTTTTGGATTTCTGCAGAACCTACGCAGATAAATTCGACGAGGTTTTAAAACTGGGCAGTTCAATAATTTTATCCGGCACTGTAGGCACCGGTAAAACTCACCTAAGCATAGGGATTGCCAATGAAATTATCGCCAATGGTTACACCGCGTTATTTTCAACGGCTGCAGGAATAGTACGGCGCGTTCGCTCTAGCTGGGGGAAAAACGATGAGGACGAATCGGCGGCTATGAATATTTTTATCATGCCGGATTTATTAATCGTTGATGAGGTTGGCGTTCAGTCTGGCAGCGATAACGAGCACCAAATTATTTTTGAGATTTTGAATTCTCGTTATGAGAGTTGCAAACCAACAATTCTGCTTACCAATTTGCCACTGCAAGATCAAATTGAAAACGGCGTTACGCGAAAAGGGCTTAAGTCGTTCATTGGTGAGCGTCTGCTTGACCGCATGCGCGAAGGTGGCGGAAAGGCGTTCACGCTTGACTGGAAATCCGGGCGGATTGGGCGATGAAATACGGAAACCTAAACACCTGTGCTATTAGAAACTACCAAGAGAGGATTAAACGTGGACATTGAGCAATTAAAATTAATACTTGAAACTTTAAGCGCTGTAAGCGGAGACGCGCAGCTGATCGCGGTAGCATGGATCTCAATTAATTCAATATCAAGCCTTATAGTTTTCACCATGATTTTTAACGTAGCAATTAGGGTTATAAAATTATTTAGGGATCAAAACGAAGCTCTCAAGCATGCTGAGAAATTGGAATGCCAATTACTGCAGATAAAAAATATTACCTACGATAAATATTCTAAGCACTACAGCAGCGGTGACTTTGAGCAGATTTTGCAAGGCATTGGAAAGCTTTTAGATAAATAACTTTTGCAATCGTTATGAGGGCGTACGAATGAAAAGCAAACACTTTATAGAAGATCGGATAAGAACAGCTAACGCTAAATCACCCATTGCTGTTGAGTTATTTTACAAAAACGGCGAAAAGGAATTGCGTAGTTATTTTGCCGCGCCGTTGCCTGCTCCTAAAAAATGGATTGCGCCGTTTACCGATCTTGAAAACCCTACTCACGTATTCCACACGGAAGTACCGATTTACGGAACGCAAAACACGCATGCCAGGGAATCGCGAAAATACATTCCTCTGAGGGTTCCAGATAATCAGCTTGGGCAGTTCTTTGGAGAGAGCGGAGTTGCTGAGTTTAAAAAATTAGCGTTTGCGCATGGGTTTTAGAAATGGCCGAGGAATTTATCGTCAATAGTCGTGCAACGCTAGCCGCTGCGCATACACGGTTGATTGATAATTTCGATAAGCACAAGCACACGGTTTACAAGGTTGTGCAGTGTGAAGAGGGGACACTGCCGATGAACTCACTAGTGCATGTTTGGCTTACTGAATTCGCGGCAGATTTAGCGCAGTGCCACCCCAAGCAAGTAACAAAAGGAATGCTAGAGGGAATTAAGCGCAGTGCAAAAGGCTGGTTTTATCACGAAACACAGGAACCCTGGATGGTGCATAAAGTTTATTGTCCGCTAACCAAGCGCAGCAAAACGGATTACACCAGCATGAAGGATTGGAAAAAGGGGGAGAAGTTGATGTTTATGAATTGGCTGCAAATGTTCGCGGCGCAGCGCGGGACAATTTTGGAGTCTAAAGGCGAATATGCCGACGCTGTTAAAAAACAAAATAAATGAGGGTCAGTTATGTGGTTTAAGAATTTAAGAATTTACAATATCAAATTTGATTTGCATGATTTGGCGCTTGATGCCGCGCTCGATGCGCATAAGTTTGCGCCCTGCGGCAACCTTGATGCTATGCGCCGGGGATTTGTGCCGCCCATTGCAGGCAGTGAAAGCCTTATTCATGTGGTCAACCACTGCATAATGATGTGCATTAAAACGCAGGAGAAAATATTGCCCAGCGCCGTCGTTAATGCGGCGGTGAATGAAAAGGTTAAGGAGATTGAGCAAGCGCAATCGCGCAAGCTGGGCCGTAAAGAGCGCCAGGATCTGAAAGATGAAATTATATTTTCGTTGCTCCCGCGCGCATTTGTTCGTGATCGCCTGGACTATGCGTACATTGATTTCATAAATCAGCGGATGATTATCAATACCGCTTCAACAAAGCGCGCTGAGGGATTTATTCACGAATTGAGTTTGGCCATAGGGAATTTGCCATGCACACCTCTGCAAACCGAAACCAACCCTGAATTGCTCATGACTGAATGGGTGCGCCAGGGTTATGCGCAAGCGCCATTTATGCTGGGTGAATCGTGCGAGCTGTCAGCACCCAAAGACGGGCGAAATATCAAAGCTAAAAAGCAGGATTTAAGCTCTGAAGAGATTGGCAATCACTTAAGCGTTGGCTTGCGTGTTCAAAAGCTGTCCCTCGCCTGGGGCGAAAAATTAACTTTTACGCTTGATGAATGGCTGGGAATTAAGCAGCTCAAATTCTCGGATTTACTTAGCGAACAGGCGGGAGACCGCAAGCCCGAAACCGCTGCAGAAGAGTTCGACGCACAGTTTTTTATTATGTCGGCGACTATCCGCGAATTTTTAAGCGATTTAACTGGCGCGCTGGGTGGCGAAGTTGCAGCGGAAAATCACTAAGAAATCCCCCGCGCCAAGCGCTGCAGCCATGCGGCATTTGGTGTGGATTAAAACGGATTTGGAGTGCTGTTCTGCTTGCGGTAATCAGGCGCCTTTAATTGGTCACCACTGCGAAGGCTCCACGTTTAAGCACAACAAAGCTTATGTGGGGCCGTGGTTTATTTTGGGTTTGTGCCAAGGCTGTGACGATATTGTGACGCACGGAAGCCGGAAGAAATTTAGAGAAATTCACGGGCCGCAGTCTGATTTGTGGCACAAACAATTGCAGAAATACCCATTGCGGCATGAGTGCCCGTTGGATGTTTTTGCGGCTATAGCGAATTGGTGGCGGTAGTGGATCGTAAAATTATTGTTGGCATAGACCCGGATTCAGACCGCCACGGGTTTGCAGTTTTCAACGATGGAAAATTAATCGTGTGCGCATCAGCTACGGCGGTAGAAATATTTACATGGCATTTGCCAATGCTGCGCGAATCAGGGGCCGTCATGTTTTCCATCGAAAACGTAATGCAAAACCAATTCGTTTACACACGGAACAAAAAGGCAAGCAAAGCGGCAGAAAGCAAGGTTGCAATGCACATAGGCCGCTGCCAGCAAGCGCAATTAGAGCTTATGAAATGGCTCGATTACTACAAAATTCCCTATGTTTTGCACGCGCCGCAAAAAGGCAATTGGTCGGATAAAAAGGAATTATTCGAGAAAATAACAGGATGGACGGGGCGCAGCAATCCGGATTCTCGGGCGGCTGCGTTTTTTGGGTATTTGGCGCTACAGGAGTAAAGATGAATGAGCTGGCTTTATTCGCGGGCGCTGGTGGTGGAATTCTTGGGGGAAAGCTGCTCGGATGGAGAACCGTTTGCGCAGTTGAACGTGATGCCAATGCAGCACAAATTCTGGCGCAAAGACAAAACGATGGAATTTTGCGACCTTTCCCAATTTGGTCTGACGTGCAGACTTTTGACGGAAACCCTTGGCGGGGAATTGTTGACGTTATTTCTGGCGGGTTTCCCTGTCAAGACATCAGCGTTGCCGGAAATAAATCAGGAATCATCGGAGAGCGAAGTGGAATGTGGGGGCACATGGCGCGAATTATTAGCGAAGTACGACCCCGATACGCATTCATTGAAAACAGCCCAAACCTCATTAATTGCGGACTTGATAGATGCCTATGTGATCTTGCCTCGATGGGGTTTTATGTTGAATGGGGCGTTATATCGGCTGCCGAATGTGGCGCGCCGCACCTTCGCGAAAGATTATGGATTATTGCCGACGCCAACATGCACCGATCACAAAGGATCAACACCCTACCAAGTTCAGCGCCGCCAGAAAAAAAACAATGGGATGACATTGCGCGAGTGGTTAGCGAAATTCAGCAAGGCAGAAGAGACTGTATACCCGAATCCTGGATTATTAGAAAAGGTAATGGGGATGCCAGACGGGTGGACAGAACTCGCGCCATTGGAAATGCACAAGTTCCAGGAGTGGCTGCACGAGCATTCAATATTTTGTCAAAACAATAAAGGGGAAAATTAATGCGATTCAACAGTGCCCGGCTAGCGTGGAATCAGGCGTTCAGTTTTTACGGCCCAGGGATCGACTACCGACAAATAAGGGGCGGTGATTCAAAGCTGACCGCCTCAGATGCGTTCTGGGATAACGCCGAGCGGGGGGTGATAATCGCTGCAGTTCACCACCTGCGAGAACACGATTACATAGCATATTGCTGGGGAATGATGGCGTACACCGAATGCCTGGAGGTCACCAGCGAGCGCGCACAGGTGGAATGGTATTTACTGGAAGAGTTCGCCACCCAGCGCCCGCATGTTGATATTGAAAGCCAGCGCCGCAGCATTTCTATACTTGCCGATCAGGCGCTACAGGACGCGATTAGGGACGATAATTTGATAGAGGATGGCAAGCCCTGCAGAAAATCACGGGGGCACTTTGTGGAGCTTTCAAAGCGTATGGGCATTGAACATGAAGTGTTCTTCACTCGATACCGCAGGCATTATGATTTGTTGCGCGATATAGCATTGGATTTGCCAGGGCGGGCACTTGGTTATGTGGGTGGCGAGATAGCAAGAAGGATAAAAGAAAAGCAACTGGATTATTGACCAGTGCTCAATATCGTGCTACTTTTTTCCATAGTGGAATTATGCACACAAATAAAAGACCTCGGCCTAAAAACCGGGGTTTTTGCGTTTTGGAGGGTTGGAAAATGCTTGAAAGACAAAGTGATTTAAGCCCAACCCCCGTTACGCGCAACGCAAGTATTATTTTCGCTTAGTTTAAAAATATTCTGACCCGCCTAGTGCGGGTTTTTTATTCCCAACGGACACCCCGAAGATGCCAGAACAAATTATGCAAATGGTGCAACAGCTTGGAATATACATTCTAGGCTTAATGGTTGCGTTGGTAGGGTGGGGCGGCAGATATGTTCTCTCCACTTTAAAAGGACAAATAGTAGCGCTGCAGAAAAACTGCATCAACCGCGCGGCCCAGGTCGAGGCCAAGGTGGACGCAAACAAAAAAGAACATGAAGCGGAAATATCAAAACTACGCGAGGAGACGCGAAAAGATTTGGGAAAGCTCGATCAGGACATTAAAACAGTTGGGGTAGAAGTTAGAAATTGCATGAACAGCTTGCGCACTGATCTCTTTTTGGAGCTTAAATCGTCAAGGCAGGAAATGACCGAGAGCGTTAGGCAGGTAAATACAAGACTAGACACGCTAATTGCGTCGAGGCAACAAAATGGCCAGCTTTGACCTGGCTATCGCCAAAACCCTGAGCTTCGAGGGTGGCGACAAGTACACAGAAACCCCAGGCGATACTGGCGGCGCAACTAAGTACGGCATTAGCCAGAAGTCCTACCCGAATTTAAATATTAAAGCGCTGACCGAGGCAGAGGCCAAGGCGATTTATAAGCGCGATTACTGGGACAGGGTTCGCGGTGACGATATCAACTCCCAGGATATAGCCGAGGCTATTTTTGATTTTGCTGTTAATGCTGGCATTTCCACCTCAATTAAGATCGCGCAGAAATCCACCAACAGGGTTTTTCCTGTGGCACTTGATGCGGATGGGGCCATGGGAAAGAGAACGCTAGCGGCTATAAATCACTGCAGCGAGTTCTCCAATTCCAGAGAGCTGTTTTTGTCAGTTTTCGCACTCGAAAAAATCCAGCGCTACGCGGATATCTGCAATAAAAACCGCGACCAAAGCAAGTTTTTGCTTGGCTGGGTTAATCGTACTCTACAAGGGTGGGGCAAATGAGCTTAGACCCAATCACAGCGCTTCTCGATATTGGCCGCACAGCTCTAGACAAATTCATCCCAGACCAACAGGCAAAAGCTGCAGCTCTGTTCAAACTGCAAGAATTGGCAGACAAGAAAGACAGCGAGAAGCTGCAGGCCGAGGTTCAAATTATTCTCGGCCAAGTAGAAATTAACAAAATCGAAGCCGCCTCAGAATCGCTATTTAAAAGCGGTTGGCGCCCGGCAATCGGCTGGACATGTGCAGTATCGCTTTTTTCGTATTACGTGCCTTATTGCCTGGTTGCTACTGCCATTTGGGCTTATCAGTGCGTACACACCGAAACACTTGTCTCTCGCCCTGATTTAAACATCGCAGATTTAATGGGCTTAGTGACTGCAATGCTGGGGCTTGGAGTGATGCGCTCGATTGATAAAATGACAACAAAGTAATGCCAAAACTAAACGGCCTCAGCGATAAGCAAGCGCTTTTCTGCAGAGAGTACGTAATCGACTTAAACGCTACGCAGGCCGCCATTAGAGCCGGTTACAGCGCTAAGACCGCAAAGGAAATAGGCGCTCAAAACTTATCAAAACTTACCATTCAGGCGGAAATACAGCGTTTAACTGCAGATCGCTCGCAACGTACTGAAATTACAGCAGATTATGTGCTGCAAAAGATTCAAAGCATCATCGAAGCGACTTCTGCCGAGGGCGAAAGCGAGTACAACCCGCAGGCCGCGCTTAAGGGTTGCGAGCTTTTAGGCAAGCACTTAAGTATGTGGACAGATAAGGTTCAGCACTCTGGCGAAATGGTAATCGAGTCAACGATAGACGTCACCGGGCTTTCATCAGAGGCTCTGGAAGAGTTGGCAAACCTGCGTAAAAAATAATGCAACTCACAGAGTTCGATCTGCTAAGCGCTGAACGTGAGCTATGCAGACGGTCTCTATCGGCATTCGCAAAGCGCGCCTGGCATGTGCTAGAGCCGACTGCTGAACTTAAGTGGGGCTGGGCGCTTGATGCAATTTGCCTTCACCTCGAGGCCGTCACGAGCGGGGAGATAACCCGTCTGCTGGTGAATGTGCCGCCTGGCTGTATGAAGTCGCTTCTGGTTGGCGTTATCTGGCCAGCGTGGGAGTGGGGGCCGAAAGGCATGCCGGAAATGCGGTATGTCGGCACGGCCCACGAAGAGGGTTTGGCTATTCGCGACAGCCGCCGCTGCAGAGACTTAATTAAGTCCGAGTGGTATCAAGAGTTGTGGCCAATTGAGCTAAGCCGCGACCTTGACGGAAAGCGCGAATTTGGAAACACATCGAAAGGTTTTCGTCAGGCCAGATCGTTTACAAGCCTAACCGGTGTTCGTGGTGATCGTGTAATTCTGGACGACCCAATAAGCGCCGATAACGCCAACTCAGAGCCAAAGCTAGAAGCCGCAAAGGTTACGTTTACAGAGACCCTGCCAACGCGGGTTAACTCTGAAAAATCCGCCATTGTTGTGATTATGCAGCGGCTTAATGAGCTGGACGTTTCCGGTGTAATCCTAGAAATGGGATTGCCATACGTGCACCTCTGCATTCCCATGAGATTTGAGCCTGAGCGCCGCTGTACCACTTCAATTGGGTGGACTGATCCGCGCACTGAAGACGGCGAGTTGATGTTCCCTGAGCGATTCGGAGAGCAGCAAGTGGCGGAGCTTGAGACCACTTTGGGTAGTTATGGCTCTGCTGGTCAGTTGCAGCAGCGACCGTCACCAAGGGGTGGCGGGATGATTAAGACTGCCTGGTTCGGCTATTGGCAGCATCTGCCAACACTGGAATATCAAGCGATATTTGCTGACACAGCGATGAAGGAAGAAGAGCAGAGCGATTATTCCGTTTTTGAGCTGTGGGGTAGGTCAACAGTTGGTCAGGCGGTATTGATCGACTTGATACGCGGAAAGTGGGAAGCGCCAGAGCTGCTAATTCAAGCGAGAGCCTTTTGGTTGAAGCACAAGAGCGGCAAAACCGCACTTCGCGGCATGTATGTCGAAGACAAGGCCAGCGGTACTGGACTTATTCAAACGCTGCGCAGAGAAGGGGTTCCGATCCTTGCGGTACAGCGCAGCAAAGACAAGGTAAGCAGGGGGTATGACGCGGCTCCGTTCATCGAGTCTGGCAACGTACTGCTGCCGCTCGATGCTCCATGGCTGTCTGACTTCCTGGGCGAAGTTGCAACATTTCCAAGCGGCGCAAACGACGATCAGCTAGACCCAATGTTCGACGCCATTCAGCATGTGCAGATAACGCCTGCGCCACCAAAAACTAAAACAGCCCGCCCAAGCTACGGCGGTGGATGGATGAGTTGATGCACTTAGGCCCCGTTAAATACCTCAGCTCCTCATGTGAACTGAGGGAGTTCGAGCCCGCCCCAGCACTTAAAGACAGCATCAGAGAAATCACCAAACTCAACAGTGTTACGCGCAAATGCGGACACGCCAGGGCTTTGATGCTGCATGTCTGCGAAATGGCAGATTTAGACCGCATTACGCTGGTTTTAATGCCTGAGGCGGAAGATGGCGGAATGCCTCAGGACGCATTAATTAAATTCTACGAAAAGCTTGGGTTCGTCATTATCCAGGACGACCCGCAAATTATGGCGCGCGCGCCTCTCCCAGAATTCCAGGTTAAGCAATGGCTGAAGACACGCTAAAAAATCCGAGTAAAGACGAGGATGTGATTAAGCAGTTGAATCAGCGCATGGCTGCGGCCATTAGTTTTACCCATGCGAATAACGCCGAAGCGCTTATTGATTTAAAAATGCTCTCAGGTGAGCAGTGGGACGACAACGCAAAGCGATTGCGCGAGCAAGAAAACCGACCAGCGTTGACGGTCAACAAGTTGCAAACGTTCGTTCACCAAGTTACGAATAACCAGCGCCAGAATTCCCCCGGTATTAAAGTTCACCCGGTTGGCGATGGCGCGGACAAAGATGGCGCAGAAGTTCGCCAGGGCCTAATTCGGCACATTGAATACGATTCAAACGCCAAGACTGCCTACGCAACCGCAGTTAATTCTGCTGCGGCGATTGGGTTTGGTTATTTCCGCCTAATTACTGATTATTCATCTACTGAGTCTTTCGACCAGTGCATTAAATTTAAGCGCATCCGCAATTCTTTTAGTGTGTACTGCGACCCGGCAAGCGTTGAGCTGGATGGCTCAGACGCTACGTGGTGGGCGATTTCTGAATTCGTTAATGAGGACGATTTAAAGGCGGATTTCCCCGATTTAGACCTAACCGACAACCTCAAAAAAGGCATTGGCGACAGCTCTGAAACCTGGTGGGATAACTCAAACAAAATGGTTCGGGTAGTCGATTACTACTCGATCGAGACCAAAGAAAAAACGCTGCACAGATTGACTACCGGCGAAAGCGTGTGGGAAGGCGACCCGGTTTTAGAGGCGCTGCCTTTTGGCGTTCGCATCCAGAAGTCGCGCAGGTCCGAGATTCGCAAAGTTATCCTTCGCAAGTGTACCGGCGCCCAGGTGCTTGAAGAAACCGAGATTAAGAGCGACTGGATACCCGTTTTCCCGGTGTATGGCGATGAGCTAGACATAGAAGGGAAGGTAATTCGCTCGGGTATTGTCCGCGCCGCTCGCGACCCTCAGAAGATGTACAACTACTGGGTTTCAACGGCCACAGAAGAATATGCGCTGCGGCCTAAAGTGCCGTTCATTGGCGCGCTCGGCCAGTTTGAAACCATGGGCCTCGAGTGGGCGCAGGCAAACAACCGCTCGTTCAGCTACCTGGAGTATGACCCTGTTGTAGCGGCCAATGGCCAGCTAGCACCGCCGCCTCAGCGCCAGATGATGGTTGATGTACCCGCTGGTGCGATCACCATGCTGATGCACGCCAACGACGACATAAAAGCCACCACGGGCCTATTCGATTCCAGTCTCGGCAATGAAGGCAATGCTACTTCTGGCATCCAAGAGCGCGCCCAGCAGCAGCAAGGCTCACTAGCGAATTACCACTACACCGACAACCTCAACATGACTATGCGCCATGTTGGCCGCACTATTTTGTCGATGATTCCGCACTACTACGACGCCCCCCGCGTTGAGCGCATTTTGGGTATCGATGAGACGGTTGAATCGGTGACTCTGAACGCTCCGCACGAGCGCAAGAACAAGAAAACCGGCGCGGTTGAAATGGTGCTGCACGACATGACCAGCGGAAAATATGACTGTACCGTTTCAACTGGCCCTGCTTACACAACCATGCGCCAAGAGTCCGCCCAGCAGATGATCGAAGCCGCTCAGGCTAACCCAAAATTGTGGGATGTGGCCGGGGACAAGATGGTTAGGGCATTCGACTGGGTAAACGGTGATGAGATTGCCGACCGATTAGAAAAGGCCCTTCCGCCCGGTTTAGCCGACATTAAAGAAGGCGAAGAGCAACCATTGCCGCCAGAAGTGCAGCAGCAAATTGCGCAAATGGAACAAACCATACAAGCGATGGATGAAGAACTGCAGAAAGCCCAAAGCGGCATCCAGAAGGCTCAAATCGACTCAGAAACAAAAATACAAATCGAGCAGATGAAAGCTGAATTGCAGCTTGAATTAGCCGACCGAAATAACGACACGAAAAAAGACGTTGAAGAAATTAAAGGCGCAATTGCGATGCTGTTACAGCATATGCAGCCGCCGCCGCAATTAACTGAAGAATTAAACGAGCCTGAAGCTCAGGAGTATGAATAATGGCACTTGTAACCGTAATTATGCTGCGCGATTTTCCAAATTCGTTTGGAATAACGATGCCCAATGGAAGCTCGCAAAGGCTGGAATTTGACTTTGCAAAAGATTTGTATTCAAAAGGATTTGTCAGCGATCCGTCTGGCGTTTTGTCTCTTTCTGCGCAAGATGCTAACGGCGGAGATTTTTCAACAAAAATACCGATTTTGTCAGGCGGCGTTGCTGGCAATAGCACTTCATGGCTAGAAATAGCGCCATACCCAGAAAGGCTAATGTACATATTAGATAGTGGCACAACCACTACCACCTTTAGTATAGATGTGAGCGCGGACGGCTCCACATCGCTTGCGCAGGCATACACCGGCACATATGCGAGCAGCTCTTTGGCTGAAGTCACGCCACCGATTCTTTATTCAAACCCACAGGCAAAGTACTTCAAAATAAGCATTTTGTCTGGCGGGCCAATCACGTTCTACAGGGGAGCATAATTTATGACGCTTACAGCAACAACAGCACAGCAATTACCAACACCAACAATAGATGGTGGATCGCGCACGCTTGCTGCGTCGGTTTCAATGTCTTCGGCTCAGCTCACAACTACTGGGGTGGATATATCGCAGACCAATTTAATAGCGATCCAGTGCGTAAAATTCGGCGCGGTTGTATCTGAAACGCTGACATTACAGTTAAGCATGGATGGTGGGTCGAACTATCGAGACTACAAAACATACACCTTTGCTCAGGTTAGTGTAACTAACGGAGCATACTTTGTAGAAACGGTTAAAGGTACACACGCCAGGCTTCTCCTTGGAAATGCTCAAGCTTCCATAGGCTTAACCGTTAGGACATTTGTGTAATGGCGATGCAGGGCTTAACGCTCCTAGCTAATAAACAGCTGGCGCTAAATGGTGTTAGGTTTAGGAATATAGGGCTTAATTATCCTGGCGCCATCGTTAGAATTTATTCGCAGCCAAGCGCAACCGCCTGCGCATACACTCCCGGTTCTGAGCAGGACGCAATGCTTGATTTATGCGTTGCCATGAAAGTTAAAGTGCTGCGCGTTAAAGCGATGCCATTTTGGCCAGCTCAATGGCGTTATGGAGTAAATAACGGAGTGGCTGGAGTTGCTGCAACATCCGGTGATAGGGAGGCGCATTATGTTGCTATTGATAACTTTCTTACCAAATGTGAAGCAAGGGGAATTGGTGTAATTTTAAATTTGTTTTTTAGAATTGCCTCTCCTGCCGATTTGGCCGGGCAGACGTTACGGGCAGGATGGTTAACATCTGGAAGCGCAACAAGAAACTATGTGCAGGCAGTTACTCAAGAGGTTGTGACCAGATACGTCAACAGACAGGGCGTTTATGGGTACGAGCTTAGCAACGAGGTAAACCACTATAACGATGCGTCGGACGCAACGCGTGGCAGTTACCCAGGGGTGAACTCAAGCTACGGAACGCCAGCTAGCTACTCAGCCGCAAATGACATTTTCGTTGGCCTTGAGTGGTCTGGAATCTGTGCATGGTGGTATGGGATTGTTTCTGCGATAGATAGCCAGCGCATAGTTTTAACTGGAAATGGGCCAAACTCATACTCTCAGCCGGGCGGGACTGCTGGCATATCTGCTCCGCTTAAAAATTGGTATTTAGAACAAGTTAGAGATAACCCAACAAATTGCGGGTCAATTCACTTTTATGGAAATATTAATTGCACATCGGCAAATTTCACTGGAATTGAATCTGTTTTGTGTGGGGCCAGAACTTGGCAACAAAAAAACCAGCGCGGGTTTGTATTGGGTGAATTCGGAAATCAGCCGTGGACGGTAACAAATGCTGTAGCCGCTACGGGAGTTTTAACGCTAACCGTGGCTGCATCATGCCCAATTCAGGTTGGCGATAAATTTATACTTGGCGGCATCCATTCAGCATTAAACGGATACCTACAAACCGTAACAAGCGTGAACGCGGCAAGAGACACCATTACAGCATCGTCTAGCGCAACTGTGAGCTGGTCGGGAAGCGTTAAAGGGCTGCAGTTTATGAGCCACGAACGCACTCAATACATGGTTAATAGCATTATAAATTCGGATGTAGATGTTGCGATGATGTGGATGATAGACAGCGACAGCGGCAGACCCATTCTTGAGTCGGTTTCCGATGCTGAGAATTATCAGCAAATTGAAATTATAAAAAATGCAAACGCCGCCCTAGGGTGGTAATTAAAATAAACAGTAAACCCAAGCCGCCTAGAGCGGCTTTTTTTTCGCCCGAATTTCGCGCCTCGCTGCCCGACGAGGAATTAACGCGCCAGGGTTCGACGTTACCTGTGACGCTCACAGGGCAAAAATCCGTGGAGACCACGCAGTGACAGATGAAATTCAGGTGCAGCAAGAAACAGTTTCCGAGCCGACGATTATTACCGAAGAAAACCCGGTAATTGAAAGCGAAGTAATTGAAGAAAAACAGGAAGCGGAACATCAAGAGGAGCAGCAAGAAGCTCCGAAAAAAGATAATTCCGTGCAGAAGCGATTTGATGAATTAACTCGCAAGTCACGCGAGGCGGAACGAGAAGCCGCATTTTGGCGAGAGCGCGCATTAGGCAGTAATAAGCCTGAAACGCAGCTTGAAAAGCCAGATCCAAGCAAATTCGAAAACCCGCAGGAATACATTGAAGCCGTTGCGCAATACGCGATTCAAGAGCATGACAAAAAGCAAGCTGCCGAGCGATCACGCGAAGCAGAGGCCAAGGTTTTGGATGCTAAATCTAATTCCTGGGCTGAGCGCCAAAGCTCTGTTCGTGAATCCATTGCAGATTATGACGAGGTTGTTTCCGGTGCTGATTTGCCGGTCTCAAACCATGTCCGCGATGCCTTGCTCGATAGCGAAAAAGGCCCGGAATTGGTTTATCACTTCGCCAAAAATCCCGATGTTTTAGACCGTTTAAATTCATTGCCGGAACGACAAGCGGCGATGGAAATAGGCCGTTTAGAAGCGCGTTTAACCACCCCTGAAGCTGCACCAAAACCCATTAGCAACGCGCCACGGCCAATTAAACCAGTTGGATCGGGGCGCACAAATGCATCACGAGACCCGGAACAAATGAGTCCAGGCGAATTAAAAGCCTGGATGAAAAATAACGGCTCTCGATGGGTGCGTTAAAACCCGTTTTGGAGTAATTATTTATGAGTAATACAGCCGTAACCTGTAGCATCGTTGCAAAAATGGCGCTACCCATTTTAGAAAACATGTGCGTATTTGCGCGCAATGCAAACCGCGATTACGAGGACGAATTTACCGGTAATGTGTCGCGCGGCTATATGCCCGGTTCGACCATTAATATTAAGCGTCCACCTCGTTACACCTACCGAACTGGCCGCGTAGCCTCTGCGCAAGCAACCACCGAAACCTCAGTACCGTTGACGCTCTCTCAGGGCGGTTGCGATCTTAACTTTAACGGTTTAGAGCGCACTTTGAGTTTTAACAAGCTTGAAGACAAAATTGCTGCTGCTGTTGCAACCGTGGCAAACAAAATCGACTTTGATGGTTTGGCTCTGGCTCGCCTGGCCACCTTCAATGCCGTCGGCACCGTTGGTACGTTTCCCACCACTCAGGCCACCGCACTGGCTGCCGCTACTGCAGTTAACCAGCGCTTGGATGAAATGGCCGCGCCTCGCGACCGTCAGCGATTCTTGACCTTATCGCCCGCCATGAATGGCGCGATGATTCAGGGCACTGCCGGACTGTTCAATGCTGCCGCCAAACTCGGTGAGCAATACGGCTCGGGCATGATGGTTGATAGCCTGGGTCTTGTGTACGGCATGGACCAAAACGTGGGCGTTCACACTAACGGTACTCAGGCTGCGGCCACTGCCACTGTGAGCGGCGCCGGCCAAACTGGGTCAACCATCACCACCTCAGCACTTGGCGGCACTATCACTGCTGGTACCGTGTTGACATTTGCAGGCTGTAACGCAGTTAACCCGCAGAACCGCACCACTACTGGCAACCTGATGCAGTTTGTTGTTACTGCTGACGCTGCTGGCGGCGCGACTTCAATCTCTATCAGCCCTGCAATTGTTACCTCTGGCGCATTCCAGAACGTAACAGCAAGCCCAACCAACGGCGGCACCATTACCATCTTGGGAGCTGCTTCTGCCTCGTATCAAACCAACATCGGCTGCCACAAGAACGCGTTCACCTTGGCCATGGTGCCAATGTACGCGCCACCAAGCGGCACCGTGGGCGCGAAGGTATCTCAGCAAACTAACAACGGTTTCACTGTTAAGGTCACTGAGTACTACGACGGCACAAACGATAACTACAACATGCGCCTCGATGTGCTTTACGGGTGGGCCGCGACCTACCCTGAGCTCAGCGTTAAGTTAGTGGCGTAATGAAAATAGGGGTCCATCGTACGAAAACACCCCTTTTCGGTGCGATAACCCCTATTTGTCCGCCGGGGAAACCCGGCTTTTTTTCATCTGGAGAAAGCATGAGCCATTTATACAACCCACATACCGAGCAATGGAACTGGGTTCCGCAAGCCCAATTCCCTTATGCCATGCACAAGAAAGAGGGTGGAAGCGTTAAAACCATTTTCGTGCACAACCGGGAAGAGATCGACCGCTACACCGCTGAAGGTTACGGCATGGCGCACATACCGCAAGAATTCCCCCTGGCTGTTTATCGTGTTGCTGATGGCAAGCTTGATAGCCTGACCGTGCACTCTGAAGCGCAAAAGAAAAAGGCGCTTGAGGATGGCTACACGACTGACTACGCATCGCTTGTGAATGACGACGGCACGCCAAAAGCGCCGGAAGTTAAGCCGGAAAAAGGCAATAAGTAATGGCTACCGCCCGCGACATGATCGACTCGGCGCTGCGCCTCACTGGGGTTAAAGCCCCTGGCGAGACCGCCACCAATGGCGAAGCCGCCGACGCGCTTGAGGTGTGGAACGACCTACTAGATGCGCTCGCGCTCGAAAACCTGATGTTATACGGCAACGAGAACGAGACTTTTAATCTTGTCGCGAACCAGCAGTCCTACACTATTGGGCCGTCCGGTAACTTCAACACGAAGCGCCCGGTAGAAATTAATCAGGCGTATGTTCGGTATAACGGCCTGGACTTTCCATTGCGCCAGCTAACCGTTGACCAGTGGAACGAGATAAGTCTAAAAAGCTATGCCTCGCCCATTCCGATCGCGTTTTATTATGTGTCGTCGGCGCCGCTGGGCAATGTGTATCTGTGGCCGTCGCCAAGCCAGGCGATACCACTAACCATTGCTGCGGATATGCAATTCGCTGCGTTAACCCTGGATTCGGTTATCAACTACCCGCCAGGGTATAAAAAGTTCTTCCGTTACGCCCTGGCCGTTGAATTGGCCCAGGAGTACGGCGCAGAGCTTAACCCGGTTGTAATTACCACCGCCGCATCGCTTAAGGCATCCATTAAGGCCGCAAACGCTGATCCGCGATTCTCCAAGCTTGACCCTGCGTTGACCTCTGGCCCAAGGCGCGGTACTGGCTTGGCTCAGTTTATCGGCGGTAACTGGTAATGCCTGAGTTCCCCTTTGTCGGCTCTAGCTACACATCGAGAACAACCCGATTGGATGCCCAGCGCACGGTGAATTTATACCCTGAGATTTCAGAGGATAAAGACAGCCGAACCGTAAGCGCCCTAATTGGTACGCCAGGGCTAAAACTATGGAAAACCATCGGCACAGGGCCTATTCGCGGGGTGCTTAAGTTCAGTGCGCAATATTCGATTGTTGTTTCTGGCGTTGAGGTTTACCGGGTTGATTCGCTGGGCAATTTGACACTCATCGGCTCGATTTCCATCGGCAATCCCATAGTTTCAATGGCCAGCAATGGCATTGAGATAATGCTGGTTACTGGCCCGTTTGGGTATGTCATTAACCCGACAGCGGCCACCATAGAGCCAATTGCCAATGTGGCGTTCACTGGTGCCGATACTGTTGGTTATTTAGACGGATTCATGCTGTTTAACCAACCGGGCACCGGCAGATTCCAAGCCACCGGGCCCTATACCAGCAGCATTGATGCCCTGGACTTTGCCACCGCTGAGGGTTCCCCTGACTTGCTTGTTTCACTAATGGTTGACCACCGCGAGGCCTGGCTGTTTGGCGAGTCCAGCGCTGAGGTTTACTACGGCGCAGGCGGTGCAGATTTCCACTTTGAGCGCATCACGGGTGCGTTTATTGAGACTGGGTGCGCGGCTAAGTTCTCCCCGGCAAAGATTGACAACACCGTGTTTTGGTTGGGTGCCGATGATCGCGGTGTCGGCATGATTTACCGGGCGGTGGGCTACCAGCCGCAACGCATTAGCACCCACGCAATAGAGCACGCGCTACACGGCTACCCGACCATAGCTGACGCCATTGGCTACACCTACCAGCAGGAGGGGCACAGCTTTTACGTGCTCACATTCCCCAGCGGAAATGCCACATGGGTGTTTGATGTTGCCGCCAGAGAATGGCACGAACGCGCCTACCGAGACCCAGTAAGCGGGCAGCTTGGGCGCCATCGCGGCCAGTGCCACATGGTTTTTGCCGGTAAAAATCTGGTGGGCGATTACGAAAACGGCAACGTGTACGAATTGGACCTCGAAACGTACACGGACAACGGCGACCCATTGCCGCGCGTTCGCCGCTGTATGCACCTGGCATCACATGAAAAGCGGGTTGTGTATAACTCGCTAGAGATCCTATTCGAGCAAGGTGTTGGAACCGACACCGGCCAAGGCCAAGACCCGCAGGCGCTTTTGCGTTGGTCGCACGATGCCAAGTTTTGGAGTAACGAACAATCTGGCGCCATGGGCAAGGTCGGCGAGACGGAGACCCGCCTGAAATACGACCGCCTAGGCAGCGGCAGAAACAGAATTTTTGAGCTTGTAATCACTGACCCTGTGCGCGTTGCCATTGTTGGCGCCACGCTTAAAACCAAGGTGTGCAGAACGTGAGTCTTGGCAAAATATTACCGCCTCGCGTTGCGCTTACCGATCCGCGCACGGGGTTAATTTCCCGCGAATGGTTCCTGTTTTTTCAAAGCCTATACAACGTCGTTGGCGCCACCGAAACCAGCAATACAGATGTAACTGATCTGGTTAACTCGATTATTGCCGCTGCCAGGCCCGAAAACACCACCGCATTAACTGCTGCGCTGAACGACTTAACCAATGTTGTTCTGGCCGCTGGACGCCCAGCAAATGACCTTGCCGCTCGCATTGAGCAGTTAGAGGCGCAAGTGGTCGTCCTGCAGCGCCAAATTAACACCAGCCAACTAAAAACCGCACTCGATGAAGTCCGCGCTTATGCCTTTGGAGCTAACTAATGGCCCTAACGTTTTCTCAATTATTCCCACCGGCTCAGCTGCCAAATGCTGTGGCCGTACTGTTTACAATGCCGACAAGTCCAGCGACAACAGTCCTAAAGAATGGCCGCGTACGCCTGACAAACACGACCGGCGGGGCGGTGTCGGTCACTCTTTATGCGGACGCAAGCGCAACCGCGAGCAGTGCGGCGAATTGCTGCCTAAACGCTGTGAGCATCGCTGCTAACGGGTATTTAGATGTTGACCTGCCCACACTCAAAGCGGGCGATACATTACGCGGCCTGGCCAGTGCGGCGACTTCAATCACCATCCACGAAATGGGCGGGGTTCTATTCAGCTAATGGAATTAACCGTCGAGCAGCGCCGCGCATCTATAGAAGGGCTTGAGCACCACTTGCTACAGCTCCCGCAGATCACTATTGAGCCTAAGCACTATTTTATTGGCGGCCTGTGCGCGCGCGAGATAGTGATCCCAGCCGGAGTATGCCTAACTGGGAAAATCCATCTTGAAGACCACCTGAATTTTGTTACTGGGGACATCTCCGTAGAGACAGACGAAGGCATGACTCGATTAACTGGGGTGCAAATCGCTGTCCCCTCAAAAAAAGGGATTAAGCGCGCTGGCTATACCCACACGCAAACCATTTGGACGACTGTCCACGCAACATCAGCAACAACGCCAGAAGAGGCGGAGCGGCTGCTCATTGTTGGCTCTTATGAAAAATATTTGGAGGTGCAAAAATGTCTTGGGTAGCGGCGGCGGTTGCCGGGTCAGCGGTGGTGGGCGCAGTGGCGCAAAATCAGTCTGCTAAATCTGGCGCAAACGCCATGACTAACGCGGCGAACAAATCCAGCGACACACAGCTGAACATGTTTAATCAGATTCGTCAGGATCAGTCACCGTGGCGCGAAACTGGCACGCAGGCCTTGAACAATCTGGCGTCTGGCATGGGCCTAGATGGTTATTATCCGGGTGTAACTACACCGCTTAGTTTTGATCAGTGGGCATCACAAAACCAAGCGCCGACGGCTGGCGGCGGATCTGGCGGGAATAAGTTCGCGCCGACGATGAAAAACAATTTCAGCGCGACATCCGGAATGCCGCTGCCTAAAGTTTTATCGGATGTTTCAAACAAGCTGGACCCAATAGGTCTGTTCGGAAAAAAGAAAAAATCAGCTCTGCAGGTAGACCCGCGTATACAGCAGTACCAAGACTATCTAACCAACTTTAAGCCAGGCGACCGCCCACAAGAAGCGACCCCGCTAAATTACTTTAACAACACGTTCGGGATTGATGATTTTGAAAAAGACCCCGGCTATCAATTCCGTATGGATGAGGGGACAAAGGCGATAGAGAACAGCGCCGCTGCACGCGGCGGATTGCTCAGCGGCGCGACCCTAAAAGCCATCAACAAGTACGGCCAGGACTTCGCAAGCAATGAATACGGCAACGCCTACAACCGGTTCAACAATGACTTAAGCACCCGATTTAACCGCCTTGCCTCACTGTCTGGATTCGGCCAAACAGCCGCAAACACCATAGATAACGCGGGGATGAATACCGCTGCGCGCATTGGCGAAAATCAGCTGCAAATCGGCAATGCAAGAGCCGCCTCATCAATCGCCACCGGCAACGCAATCAACAACGGCCTAAACAATCTTAGCTCTTACGCTATTGACAAAAACCGCTACGGGAGAAAATAAATGCCACTAGATACACGCATTTTGCTCAACCAGGTTCAGCCCAAAAGCTATGTTGAGCAGGTGGCCGAGGTTGAGCGGGCCAGGGCCATGCAAGGCCAAAACACCCTGCAAAACATGCAGATCGACCAGCAAAAGCAGGCCATTGGCGACCGTCAAAAGCTGTCGGATTTGTACCGTGGCAATATTGGCGCCGATGGGAAAATAAACAGGGCGGGGGTGTTGCAGGGTGCCGCAGCCGGTGGCATGGGTGCGCAAGTGCCGGGACTAATGAAAAGCTTTGCGGATGCCGACAAGGCGAGCGCTGACGTGCAAAAAACCCAGGCGCAGGCCAGTGTTGAACAATTGAAAGCCGCAAAGGCTCACCAGGACGCGGCAAGCGGTGTGCTTGGCTCGTTACTGCAAAACCCTAATTTGACCCATCAAGACATTATCGCGGGCGTTAACCAGTTGGTGAATGCTGGGCACAAAACCCCACAAGAGGGCGCCCAGTTTGTTCGTTCTCTGCCGGGAGACATTCGCATTGCTCGCCAAATGCTCACGCAAGCGGCTATGCAGGGCATGACAGTTAAAGAGCAGCTAGATAACCAGCTTAAGCAAGCTGAGTTGGCCCAGGGTCAGCAACGCATAGGACTGCAGCAGCAGGACATTAACCTGCGCCAGTCTCAACAGAATAGCGGTGTAACTTATCAAACCGATGCGAACGGCAATTTGATTGCGCTTCCCACCAAGACAAATGGCACCACTGCGCCTGTCGGTCAGCCTGTAGTTGACGCGCAAGGTAATCCTATTGGCGGGAACAAGGCAAAACTAACTGAAGATCAGGGAAAGGCGTCAAGCTGGCTAGTGCAAGCAACAAACGCCTATAAAAACATGCAAGATGCGACAAGCAAAAACCCAGAAGCGCAGAAGCCGGGTGTTGCCGACGCTGTAGCTGGAATTCCTTTGATGGGGGCGGTTGGCAACTCACTCAGAAGCGCCGACCGGCAGAAGTTTATACAGGGTGCCTCATCGCTATCAGAATCATTATTGCGGGCTGCTACTGGGGCCGGGATAAACCAGCATGAGGCGGAGCAAAAGATTCGCGAGGTTACGCCTGTATGGGGTGACTCCGATGAAGTCATTAAGCAAAAAATGGATTCCATACCACTTTACATCGAATCGCTAAAAGTGCGCGCCGGGCCAGGCGCTAAGCAGGCGGAAGCGATTGGCGGAGCAACACCTAAAACCGTACACTGGAACGATCTAAAATGAATGTGACACTACCCAATGGCGTCACCATCAACGGTGTGCCAGACGACGCTACAAAAGACCAAATTAGGCTTAAGGCCATTTCTTCTGGTCTCGCAAAAGAATCGGATTTTGGTCAGGCAGCGCCAGGCCCCGCGCCTATCGAGCAGCCGGAGTCGGGCGGTATTCTGGACGCTATAAAGTCTGATTTTGAAAAAGGCACAAAGAATCTCAAGCAGGATGCCTTGGGTGTTTTGCGTGGGGCAGCCGGAATCGGCAACACGTTGTTAGCTGCTGGTGACAAAGTGGATGAATGGCTTGGCACTGGCCCGCAACGCAACCTTGAAGATTTAGTTACTGGCAAAAAACCGAAAACACCATACGAGCAGCGCGCCGAAGGTATTGACCAGGGCTTAATTTCCATGGGTGCCAATCCAGATTCATGGCGATACAAGGGCGGCAAGATTGTCGGAGAGATGGCCGGTACTGCTGGCTTAGGCCCGGTAATAGGTGGAGCAGTTAAAGCCGTGCCGTTCATGGCTCCACTGGGGGAGGCCATTGCCACAAGCGGCATGAGTTCCGGAGCACTTAAAGGCTTGGCAGGCGGCGCCACTAAGGTTGCGGGCGGGGCTACTGCCGGAGGTGCACAGCTAGGAATGATCGACCCCGAAAGCGCGCCCGTTGGTGCCGCTATTGGTGGCGCACTGCCCGGCGTAATTGGTGCAGGTGCAAAAGTGGGTGCCATTGGCACCGATCTGTTTCGCCCTCTGTTTGAATCCGGGCAAAAAACAATTAGCGCCCGCCAGTTGTTTCAAATGGCCCAATACCCAGAAGAGTCACTGCAGGCGCTTAAAGCTTACAACGAAGCGGGCCGACAACTGGTGCCAGGTTCGGCGCCAACAACTGCGGCTGTGACCGGTGACATCGGCCTGTCTGGATTACAGCGCACACTTAACAACCGGTATAGCGAACACGGCGGATTTTCGGCACTGCTCACTGAGCGAGCGGCAGCACAAAACGCCGCCCGTACCGGATACCTTGATGAGATAGCGGGCAACCCTGGCAAGATCGAAACCGCCAAAGAGGCCCGCGATCAGGTCACGGCCGATTTGCGCGAGAAGGCGCTCGATGCAGCCGGGAGCGTCAACGCTAACCAACTGTTGCTCGGCATTGAGGGGTTACTAAAGAAACCGGGTAATGCGGGCGAAACAGCTCAGGCGGCACTAAAAAAGGTTGGTAACGCCATCGCCCGCGCCACGGATGCAGCCGGAAATATCGACGCCCGCGCCCTTTATGCCATTCGAAAAGACGACATTGGCAACCTGCTTAGCGGAAAGCTGCAGGGCGAATCGGGCAACCTAAAACTCGCAAGCGGGCAGCTTGTAGAGCTTAAGGGGATGATTGACGACACCATTGAGACCGCAAGCCAGGTCGGCGGGAATCCATCAACGTGGCGCACCTACCTCAACAAATACACCGAGGAAAGCAAGCCAATCGACCAAATGGAAAAGCTTCAGGATGTATTGCGGCGCTCGCAAAATACCGTTAGGGATGCTGGAGACAGAGCGAGCGGCACTGGCGGTGACTTGATCATTAGCGGGTCAAAACTTGAGGGGATACTAAAAAACGAGCTACCAGAACTGAAAAAGGTTTTAACCGATGCGCAGCTGCAGCGCTTGCGCAATGTCGCTGCCGATGCCGGGGCGGCAGAAAAGGCCAATTCTGCAGGGCAGGTAAGAGGCGGCTCAAACACCGCTCAAAACCTATCGGCTGACAACCTGCTGTCAAACCTCTTGGGCTCAAAGCTCGGCGGCTCTATGCCGGTGAAAACTACGCTTGGCGGATTGCTGAAAATCCCATACAGCGCGGCAAATAAGGAAATCCAAACCAAGCTAAATGATTTGGCGCTTGACCCAGTGCAAGCCCAAGCAGCACTCGAAAAAATCATCCAAAGCCAAACGCCGCTTAACGATCTATTGAATCCCGCTCTACTGACAACCTATCGCGCCGCGCCAGTTCTGCCCGCACAGCGGAAATAAATTTCCACCTTCTCCAAAAGCCATCAATTGCAGCCAATAAAAACGCTATCGCAAGCGCGGTGGCTATTCGCTCGTAATCCATAAATTATTCCAAGGGTAAGCTATGACCAGTCTGGCACCACAGGCCAAATTTCGTGCGTTCGACACAAACGGAAACCCGCTATCGGGCGGTAAATTGTACACCTATGCCGCTGGCACCACTACGCCACTTGCAACCACAAAAGATGCCGCAGGCACGCCCAATACAAACCCGATTATTTTGGATCAGTACGGCCAGTGCGATATTTGGCTAAGCACTGCATCGTTTAAATTTTTGTTAAAGGACTCGGCAGACGTAACGCAGCCAGGGTGGCCGGTTGACAATGTGCAAACGCTAGAAGGTTTAATTGTCAGCTCTACCGCTGGAACAATAAAAACCGTCGCCACCTTTGCGGATTTGGCAACAACGTCGGCAATAATCGGCGATGTAGTCGAGATATACGAACATACATCTGGCGGCAAAGTCGGCGGAGGAGCGTTTAATGTTGTATCTAGCTCTGGCCTGACGAATGACTTAGGTTGGACAGTAATAAACGGAGCGTTTGCGTTTTTACGAAAAGCTACCGATCTTTATATTGAAGATTTCGGCGCTATTCCTGGCGGAATTGTGGACTGTACAACAGCAATTCAGGCGGCATGTAACTATGGAAATTCGTCGACAGGTAAAAACAAAATAATTAAATCTAGGGGCGGTCTATTTAAAATAACCGGGCCAATTACCGCAAATACCGCTGGGTTTGACATTGGATCCGCAGGCTATGGGAATGCCGTAGGTTCTGACTCGGCGATTATAGTTAGCGGAACCGGTTACACAGCATTTACATATTCTGGACAGGCAACCAATTTTAATATCTCACTTTTTGGCAACGGCGGCACCTGTAACGCTCTGCTGCTATCAAACCCATTTTTAGGTAAATTCGGAAAAATTAGGGTGTATAACTTCGACGGGTTTGGAGTAAAAATTAATAAAATGTGGGACAGTGTTATTGATTTTATCAGCATAGAGCAGTGTGGAAACGCCACTGAATACGCCTTTAGTATAAACGACGATGGCGACACGACTAACATGTCGCATATTCTTCGGCTGCAGGTTGAGAAATCAAAATACAAAGCTATTTATGTAAGTCCAAACACATTATCGTGCCTGATTGATAATATCCACTCCGAGCAAGCTACCGGGCAGGTCGGAACTTATACCTGGGTGCTTGGAGGAAATCGCTGCACATATAACACTCTTAGGCTTGATGCAAATGCACCATCTTCTGACGCAAGCGCCATATTAACCGGGTCGCACAATAAATACATAACTCCTTTAATAGAGGGTGATATTATTGCTTCGGTGGAAGCGCAGGCAGGCAGCTCAATTGATATCGACAACCCTGAAATACAGGGAAGGTTGATTAATGTCGCTGGGCAAGTCGGCCTAATTAATGTTACCGGCGGTGGGATAAACGAGGTCGTATGCGAGCCGGATGGATTTAGGTTTGACCGAGTTGGAGTAGCGCATCTATCAATCGGTTTTGCTAATAACATACCGACAAAAGGCGTGTTTTCTAATTGCGAAATTGGTGAGCTTATCAGCACTTCCACACAGTCTGCAGCGACGTTTGAGGGAGGCAAAATACAAACGCACAATAATCTGCTGCAGGGTGTAACCGTACTGCGCGGGGTAACTGTAAACAATGTGGGAGCTTCGGCGTTGTCAGTTTCTTATCGAACCCTAATAACGCATGGATCCACTATTACACCAGCAGTGACCATTGATAACGGATCGATAATTTCCTACGGGACTACTTTCAGCTCAACTATAACGCAGACTGCTGGCCCGGTCGCATCAATATTTGACGATGGTTCATACGCTATCGGCGCCGTGATTGGTCTTGGCGTCCCAACTTCCGGTACGTGGGGAAACGGCGCCAGAACCAAAAACATGGCCCCTGCTGTTGGTGCGCAAAAAGCATGGATTAGAGCTGGCGGGGTTTGGGTAAGCGAGGGGAACCTGTAGATTGTATCTATCCAGATTCTCGATCACCTCAAGCGCTCGCTCAGGATCTGCAAGCCCGTAATCACATTAAAATCCTCGTAATCAATCAAAAATCTTTTCCCGTATCGAAAAAATACCAAGCGTTATCAACGGCTTATATTTCCGATTTTTCCGGTTTTTCGATGGTTAAAAAATGCGAAAGGCTTTTAAAAACAATGGCATGCGCGGTTTGCAATGGCACACTGGGGGTGTAGGGGTCGTGGGTTCAAATCCCGCCGTTCCGACCAAAAACCACTTTAAAAACAATAAATTAAAAAGCCTTCCGAATAACTTATAAAATTTTTTCCCGTATTTTTCCCTTATTTTTCCCGTATTATTTTTTGGTTATCCCCAATAGCCTGCCGATCGCCCATCGAAATAAGAACGCACGCTGCGGAAAATCGAGAATCTCTGTACTCTTTATCGTTAGTAATTTTTTCTTTTCTGTCGTGCAGCATTTCAAAAAACTCCAGCGCCATTTCGGGCTTTCTTTTCGCTGCGCTATATAATGTTGTTATATCTAAAGCCATAAGAGCCGCCGATTTTTGGTATTCACTAACTTCGCTCATCACTTAACCCCTCTAAATTCGCTTTGCGGATTCTAATATTTCATTAATGACCTTTCCGAGAATGTAATACTCGCCATCGTCATTAAGTCGCGGGTCTATAACGTATCGCACATCGTCCGGAAGCTCTGCTGGTTGCTGCTCCATTTTTGGCTCATACCACTTCTGCACCTCAGAGCTAAACCCGTCGTAAGTTTTTTGGGTACGCGCAATTGCCGCATATACAGTTTGTATTGCTGAATTACAGGTAATGCCATTTCACCATATTGATTAAAATAACGTGCATTGTTGTTCGATAACCACATTTACGTTTTCTGATCCTGCCAAATCCGAAAGTCTACTGAGTAACAGGTTCGGATTATTCAATACTTTGGTTATGCCTTTGCGGTGAATTTGATTTGCCATTCGCAACATGCGATCATTTTCAGCATGTCCACCCCGGTGCAAAGAAACGGTGCCTTGTCGTAAAAAATAATGAAAGACTTGTGTGGGACAATAACTTGGGTTTGTGTATCGCTCTAAAAATCTCTCATACTCAAATTGGAAAAAAAGATCCGCACCCTCTTCATCAACTGTGAATTCTGCGGATGTATTTACATCAGAATAGATCCGCCCGTCAGCTTTTGTAACGGTTCGCTCGCAGTCAGCAATAATCGCCTCTACGTCTCTTAGTCCACTCGTGAGCCCAAAGAAATCTTTATCAGCAAATGAGACCTTCGCGCTAAAACGCGGCAAGGAGTTTTTGTGAAATATTGGTTGGTTTGTTGGGACATCAAATTCTTCACCTTGAACAACAACGTCATCAAAAATCTGCAAAGCCCTGGCACTGGTATGGTATCCATACCGAGCCCAAAGAACCTCAATAGCAATAACGTCTTTGAGGCGCAGGAGTGTAAAACGTGGTGCGATACCTAGTGCTGCCGCAGCACGATTTTCGCGCATTTGTATACTAAGGACTAATCGAAGAAGGGTCTCACAATAATCAGGGCTATATGAATTAGGAGCGATTGTTACAGAGCCATCGTCATTCAACGTGCGAGCCAGCCAATTGCGTTTTGAGGGATCATATTGGTTGGCGGCAAGGTAATTTCTTAAATCATTTAAAGGACGCATATAGGCGTTCTCATCGCGTTTAAGCATATTTTCCATAGATTTGTCTTCAGAAATTCTTAAGCAAATCCAACAACCCGATCTTCCCCCACATGGAGTCTTAGATGCCTGCCCAGTGGTGTAGACATTGACCATGCACTCACCGCCGTTAATATCACGATAGGTTTCAACTAAGGCTTCGAAATCGCTATAACATTCAATTTTATTTGAGCGCACGTACCCAATATAAAAAAATATATCGTCTAATTCCCATTCAGCGATTGGCGAAATTACTTTATCACCTGCTGTGTTGATAGAAATTGAATCATACGAATCGCCGCGATCTTTCATTGCGCGGCCGCGCTCCGGAGACTCACTAAAACGAGTCCCTACTAGGGTCACAACATTTTCCTTGCCGAATTGTTTGAAGATACGATTTTTATGTGAATTGATCGGATTTAGTTTCATCATAATACTGCACTTGGCATCGTTCGCTGAGTCGACAGTAATCGTGCGTCCACCGATGATATTGACGAGGTAGTTATTCGATAGTGATGGCTCGACGATATGCATTGTCACCGGAAGATTATGGCGCTCACAGTATTCAGTAACTTTCGCAGCTTCTAATCGACTATAGGCATCAAGCAATGGAGACTCAACCAAGGTATTACTGTTGACTACAATACAACAAGGTGCAGAGCCATTTTCGGTAACAAATTCTTTCATCGCTTGCAAAAAAATATTCAAAAGTACTCCGCTATCTTTACCAAAACTACTCGCAAGTAATAAATGTTTTCCGTCAGCAAGCAACCCTTTTATTACATCAGATGTACGTTCGATTTTTTCTTCTAGAGTAAGCGTTTGAAAACTATTACTTACCTCAGATAGAGGAATCAGATTTGTGCTTTCAAGTTTTAAATGTGCTTGTGTTGACATGATAAATACTCAAATAAATGAAACAGGTTTAGCCCCAAAATTTAGAGCGCATTCTAATTGAGAGATAATAAATAACAAGGGTTGATAGGCACCCTTTAAGGGTGTATTGTCTAATCTTATATTTTGCGTTAATTTAATCTAGAAAGGTGTTGGCATGAATGATTGTCCTGAGGTGTTAGCTAAAGATATTTTGAAAAATGAACGTGCTGCATGTGATTTGATTGGAAGGCTTCTTAAGGCGATGCATGAGCAAAAAAAATCAATGTCCTGCCATGAACAAGTGCGTGATTTAAGCATTGAGGATTTCCCAGCGATGATAGGAACATCGTTGGATAATCTTTCTGTGAGTGATGCGACGGATGCCGCCTTTGATCATGCAGTACGTGTGTTATACAGTCTAAGTTTGACTCTTGGACTTCTTGGCGAAACACAGTTCCGTAATGTCGATGTAGAATCAGTGAGTGCGTTAAGCGAAAATGATGTCGATGATTTGACCCACGAAAGTGCGCAAGTGATTGAGCGATTTGGTGTAAAACTCGATAGTGATCTTTGCAGTGATTTAAACGATGTTCTATCTGAATTTCTTTCTGATAAATGCGGTATTGAAATTATTTAACGGTTATATATATTAAAAGGAATCAGTTTAAAAAGTGCCTTCGATAGAAGGCACTTAATATTTAAAGTACACGGACTTCGGGATATTCACAAAATCCACTTCGTCCGATCTTTCCTGTTGGTTCCACCACCTTATTACTGACAAGAATTTCCAGAGCGTCTGGTAAGTTATTCGTGTCGATAAAGGTGTGGCCAGGCTTAACGCGTTCATGGGCAAGGCACACGCTCATAGTCGCATAAGGCTCTCCGCTTTCATCATCAGTTGCTTCAATGACAACTTGATCGTTGGACTTGTAGCGACATGATGTATCGATTTCCAAACTATAGCCGCGATAAATAATTTTCGTAGTTTTTGGTTTAGCATCGAGATTTGACGTTTTAATTCCGGTTTTACCTCTGCCGCTTCGGTAAAGTCCGGAATCTCCCCGGTTATTTCAACCTGCTGCGCCGGTACCGGGCTGGCGTATAGATTTGTAATTATCCTTAAATCTTGCGGTGATGAGTGCTCTGGAGCATCAGTTAGAGCATGCAAGCTTGTGCATAGTTTCTAGCAGCTCATCCCGCCGGGCTGTGACGGCGGTTAGCTGCTTGCTCAAAATCTTTATTTCATTGTTCTCGCCAAATAATTCAATTCCAGCGGCGGAA